CTATCAATCTTCTACAGGTGCAGGAGGTTGGGAGGCGTTTGGCACTGCCCCTGCCTCTATTGGTCGTGTTATGGCTGGTTTCGCTAATTACATTTCTGCGTCTACTCAAACTACAGTCAACTACACTAATCATGTCCCTACTGGGTTAGAGAATGTTCTTGGTGTTACTGTTGGTTCGGTAAACCAATGTGCAATTCAACTTGTTGAGTGGCTTACTTCTATGGATTCGGTTGGTACTTTATCAGATAATCGCACTTATAACGCTTATTCTAATAAACCAACTATTGGTATTCCCGCTATTAAAACTAAACGTAGAAGATAAAATTTATGTCCCAAGATTTTACAGATTTGTCCAAAGTTGATTCATTAAAAGCGAAACCTAAAACATTTCCATTTCTAAGTGACCTCAGGCTTAGTAATGACGTCGTTTCCAAGCTTTCCCTAAATTTGTCTAGGATTTACAGTGGTTCAGATGAGGTCTATTTAACTCCTCTTGGTAAAGATAACTCTCCTGATGATTTACTTGCTGCTACTGATAGCTTGTTCACATCTAAATCCAACATCAGCTCAAGTTTGAATGATCTTGAACAATCTAACAGATCCAAATTTGGTCCCCGTTCTATAGCCAAACCTTGGTCTGAAAGGATAGATAGCCTTTACGATTACTTTAAACATTGTAAAGATGATCAGAATAAATATTTAGACGCTTCTCCTATCGGATCTGGCGGGTTAAGACCACTTAGTCTCCCTTCTGGCTTGACATACCTTAAGGCTAACACTAATTCAGGACTTCCCGACTATACAAGGAAGAGTAACGTTATACCTTCACTAGTCAACAGCTTTAATGACCAACTGAAGTCACAATATCCTTGTGTTCTATTTACTAGAACTCAGGAAGGTGGTAAAACTAGAAACGTGTGGGGCTATCCTATTTCTGACACCCTTAATGAGATGCTATTTTATCAGCCGTTACTAAGTTTTATGAGAACGCAGAAATTCCGATCCGCTCTACTTGGACCTGATCATGTCGATAAGTCTGTTAGTGCTTTGATGCACATTAATAGATCTCTTAGCAGAACTCTCCTTTCTGTAGACTTTAGCTCCTTTGATGCTACAGTCGGCTACAATCTTCAGAAGAAATCATTTGACCTGATTAAGTCATGTTTTCAAGATGGCTATCATCATGATATTGATTATATATTCTATAGGTTTAACAACATTGGAATTGTTACGCCTAGTGGTATCGTCCATGGTTCTCATGGCGTCCCTTCTGGAGCAACCTTCACCAATGAGGTTGATTCATTATCTCAATATTTAGTATCCATTAATAGTAGTGTTCCTTTAACTGATGGCTTTCAAATTCAAGGTGACGACGGTGTTTATGGTTTACCCTATGACCGTCTAGATGAGTTTAAATCCCATTTTAAAAGCGCTGGTCTAAAATTGAATGATGATAAGAGTTATTGTTCTAATGACTTCTGCGTGTTTCTTCAGAGGCTGTATGATTTTCATTATTCCAATAACGGATTCATTGGTGGTATTTATTCTATTTACAGAGCCTTGAATAGGATAATTTATCAGGAGCGATACTCTGACTTTATGGATTATTCTCTAAAAGGTAAAGATTATTACTCTATCCGAACTATATCTATACTTGAGAATTGTAAGTACCATCCATTGTTTAAAGATTTCGTAAAACTAATAGTAACTAAAGATAAATATAATCTGAAGTTCGACTCGAAATCACTTAGTAATTATAATAGAATGATGAATAGTGGTCCAGGAACGAGTGGGTTTCTTAATAATCAATTTGGTGACAACATTAAAGGCATAAATAGCTTTGAGACTGTCAAGTTGATTAGGGAACTAGGCTATTAATCTGGGGGAAAAAAAAAAAAAAAAAC